CCAGGCTCGTTACGCCGCCCGCCGCGCCTCCCGCAGCACCACCACCACCGCCGCCACCGCCTGCGGCTGGCACGGATGGGCCTGCGGGCGACGTAGCGCCGCTTCCCGCACCGAAGATATCCTTTACGTCTTTTCCGATTTCCTGGATGCGGCCGAGGATTCCACCGAAGCCCTTGCCGGAAATGAGGTCGCTGAGGACTCCGGAAATAAAATCGTTTAGGGCTTTGGTTGCTGGTTCGATGAACGAACTGGACACCGCCTCCCCGAGTGATTTCAGGAGGCTCTTGCCCTTCTCTCCCCAGGAGATATTGCCGTCCCAGAGCGATTTTGAGATGTCTTGGGCGAAGTTCGTAATGACCGTCGATACGCTCGTAGCGAATCCACCCCACAGCGTCTTTTGATCGTCCAGCCCGGTCTTTGTCTTCCCCTTCACGTCGCTAAACATCCCCTCAATTTCAATCGGGATATCGTCGCCTGCCTGCCGCGCAGCGTCGTAGGCAGCCTTCAGCCACATGTCGAAAGCCTGCGTGAGTACCGCTGTCGATGCGGTGCTAGAGTTCTTAATGGTTTCGAAGTCGGCTAAGTGCTGATCCCGGATCTTCGCCAACTCACCAGCAGTCTTAATTTGCAAGCGCCCGTAGGCTGCCCCTAGATCGTCCAATTCCTTGATGGTGCCCGTGTACCCCGGCATCTGTGGAAGATCGCGCACGGAGCCGCCCAGGTGGCCGATTGACCGCGCCAACTCCTCGGCTCCGGCGGCCATGTCGAGCGTGCCAATCTGCCCGCGGTCGAGAGCGAGCTTGAGCGCCGCGAGGCTTTCCACGTTCTTTTTGTACTCCGCCTCTACCAGCCGGAGCTTGGCTGCTAGCACCGGCTGTGTGTCCATGAAGTCCTTAACCTTCATGTGAGCGTCTTTGTGCTTTCTCCCGAGATCCTCAACCCCGTCGCCAAGCAACCCGGCCTTCTTTGCAGCCTCGCGGAGCGCAGTCGCATACTGCTCTAAAGTCTTGTTCCCGCGCTCTACCGTCTTTCCTTTCTTCGCGAGCATTTCCTGGAGTTTCAGGACTTCGGCTACAAGTTTCTTGCTGGCAGCGGAGGCCTCTGTCGATCCTTCCGTAAGGCCCCTGGTTAAATCCGCAAGAACTTTTTTCACCTCCGTCAGTGGGCCAACGTCGGGAGCTTTAGCGAACGCAGCGTTGAACGCCTTGATCTTCGCAGTGAGCCACTCGTAGGCTTCGATTACGAGGCCGAGCGGGATCGCCAGCAACCTGAGCGGCGTTTCGAGCTTCTCCGCAATGACGGAGCCGACGTTCACAATGGTAGTAACGAGGCCCTTCAGCAGGTTCCAGAAGAAGGAAACGGACGCGCTGATTGTGTTGTACGCGGCGATAGCAAGCTGGATACCGAGGATGTGATCCTGATACTTCCAGCCAGCCCAGACGACAGCGAAGGCGGCGAAGGCTACAGCGGCAGCCTGGGCGGCAGCAGCCAGCCCGACCGTACCGAGCGCCGAGCCGATGCTCGTAATCACCGGCATGAGGTTGGTGATCGCCCCCATGATGGAGCCGAGCGCGAACAGCAGCGGCCCGGCAGCGGCAGCGGCAGCGGCAATCCCGATACTCACCGCCTGGATCTGCGGCGACAGCGCGGAGAATTGCTGAGCCAGCCCCTTCACACCTTCGAGCACCGGCATGGATGCGTCTAGGATGGCTTTCAGCACGGGGAGCAGCGCTTTGCCGATGTCCATCGCTACGAACGTGAGTTGATCCTTGAAGTTCGACCACTGGCCGAGCAGCGTTTTCGACTGCTCCGCCATCAGCCCGCCGAACTTCGCGTTCATGCCACCAAGGATGGCTGGCAGCGCAACACTGGCTTCAATGGCCCCCTTTTCGGCTAGCTTCATCGCCTCCGGAATCTTCACGCCGATTGCATCCGCAAGGAACTTCCACGCAGGGATACCCAGCTCTGCGAGTTGGTTCATCTCCTGCGCGGATACCTTGCCCTTCGCCTGCATCTGGCCGAGCGCCAGTGTTACCCGGTTTATCTCCGCCGCGCCGCCTCCAAGTCCGGACACGGCATCCCCGATGATTCGCAGGGTCGGAATAATCTTCTCTGCCTCGAACCCGAAGGCCAGCATGCGCTTCGATGCGTCTACCAGTTCAGGGAACTGAAACGGCGTCTTAGCCGCAAACTCTTTCAACTGATTGAGGAATGCCCCCGCCTTCTCAGCGGAGCCGAGCATCGACTTGAACGCGATCTCCGACTGCTCGAATTGCCCCGCTACCATCGTAGCGGCGGCCCCGATGCCCACGAGTGGAGCCGTGATGCTTGCCGTGAGCGCCGCACCCACTCCGGCTAGCCGATCGCCGATCTTCTCGAATCCAGCAAAGGCCCGCTCGGTCGCGCGGATCTCTTTGTCCATCCCCTTGAAATCGTCGGAGATGGACTTGAGGCCGGACTTTAGCCCTCCGGCGTCGATGCCGACTTTAACGAGCAGATCAGCAAGGCTTGGCATGTTTTTGTTTCACGCGCCCGAGCGCATCGAAAATAGCGAGCTTCGCTTCCAGTGCGGCCTCGCTCGTGATCCGCACTTTCGGTTTGTTGGCTGCAAAGAAGTCATCCCACGACCAAACCTTATCGGCCTGTTTGGCACGCTGGACGTTTCGCACGGTCGCGGCCACCGTGCCGGCGAGCACGCGCCAGCGCTCCTCGGCTTCGTGGTGAGTCTCCAGTACCGCCGTGATCTCACGCTCGGAGCAGCGCCAGAACAGCGGCTCATCGAAGCCCAGTGCTATCCAGCGGCTCCAGAGGCAGAGGCATTGCTCGTCGTCGTCTCCCTCGGTTGGGATGCCGCCTCCGGCTCTGGACTCGTAGGGCGGTCCGTGCGGTACTTCGTCCACAGTTCATTCGCGGCACCGGCTAGGGCGGTGTCCTCAAACTGCGCGAGATAATCATCCTCGGAGAGCTTCGTGAGCGTCTGGCGGCACTCCCAGAGGGTGATATAGGCCAACTCCAGATTGTCGATTGCCTCGATCTTGCCCAGGTCCGCGTCGAGTTCGCCGCGGATTTGCAGGGCACGTAAGCGGCGCATGATACGCCGCTTCGCGCCGAAGGTCATCAGGAAGGAATGCTCCTTGCCTGATGCGTCTTTCGCCGTTACGGGTGTAGTTGGGGTATCGCTCATAGGCTCTACGTGATTTCGCTGGCGCCGGCTGCCTGGTCGCGCACGATAGTCGTAGCGTCGAACGTGATTTCAACAATGGTCGTTTGCGCGTCGCGGATCGGCTGGCCCTCGCGGTGAGCCGAAACGAAGCCCTCGAACTCGCGGCCGACGAACAGCGTTTGCTGCCGATTCGTCGGCTTCTCGAGGCGGAACGCTAGGGTCTGCCCGTCAATCAACAGATCGTAGAGGTTTTCCTGCGTCACACCGTAGCCGGTGCCCGGATTCGGATTGGCGAGGAACGTGATGACGAGCGGCGAGACTACGATCAGCCCCGGCCCCTCACGCGCGAAGCGGTTTGCCGAGTGAACGGTGGCGTCCCATTTTTCAACGGTGACCTCCAGTCCCTCGATGTTTTGAATTTGCCCGAGTGATGTCCACGAGCCAAGCGGGCTAGCTACCGTCTGGTAGCCAACCTTGCAGCCATTCCCAGTAATCCCACCATCGCCTGCGGCCATGTGGTTTGTCTCCTGTAGTGAATTAGGGGTCTAGTCCCCGTACCAAAGTTCAAAGTCGAGTGCGAGTCCACAGCACCGGACATCTTCGTCATACGGAATCGGATTCGTGTTCATGTGGAACCCGTGTAGCCCGTCGCTGCTGACGACGTGGACACCGCTCAGGGCGTCAATGACGGCCTCCGCGATCGCGCGGACTTCGGCCATCGTGACCGCATAGACCGCCACCTGATAGAACTCCGCATGGCGCAACTCCGCGCGGCCGGTGTGCGTGTAGAGCGATTGGTCGTTGATGACGCGGTGCTTGATGCTGGGCAGTTGGACGTTCTGAATCTCGCTGTCCGGAAAAATGCGGGCGGCCGGACACAGGGCTATCAGGCTCGCGTTAGCCGCGAGAATTTCGTAGACGGCCTGTTCGATGAGCACTACTTTGGAGTAGCCTTGATGAGCGCCAGAATGTCTTTCTTCAACGTCTCTGCTACTTCGCCCCTCGCGGTCGCTGCCGCCGGCCGCATGAACGGATACGCGCGGTTGCGCACCGTGCCGAACTCCAGCAAGTGCGCGTGCGGGGCACCGGGGCGCTTGGACCGCACTGTCACGAGCACGTCCGTGAACGTCAGCGGTCCATCGCTCACGAGAATCGCGTCGCGTAAGTGCGTCCCCTTCTTCCGCTTCTTATCGTAGGGCGCATAGAAGCGGGCGTACTTGCGGACCACGAGGCCAGCCTTGTGAAATACCCGCTTCGCTTCCTTCGTGTTCGGCACCTTGCCGACCAGATCGAGGTTGCGGAAGAGTTCGTTCAGTCCCTTGATTTCAACGGGCATATAATGAAACTAGGATGTTTCGCGTTCAATGTTTCTTACTGCCGGAATCACCTTTGCTACAACCACAAGACGGACCAGTCGAGTGCGTCGAGGTTTGGCGTCCTGCTGATGATGGCATCCCGATGCCGGACGGTACCCTGCGCGCGACGCTTGACGGCATGATGAGAATCTTCCTGGCTGGCCAATGGCGCGAGGATAAGTTGCTCGACTGATAGCGCCTACCGCGCATCGAAGTCTCCCGCAATCAACTCCGTGTAGTTCCGCGTTCCCGCCGGGTCGCGCACGTCGAGAATATCCAGCGTTAGTAGCCCGCTGGCGAGCGGCCATTCAATCGAATACTCGCGCTCGACCTGCTTGGTAAACTGCATCCGAATCTTGTAGCGCGCGTGCGCCCATCGTTGCTGCACGGCTTCCAGTTCGCGGCCTTGCAGCGCTTCTATCTGGGCGGGCACGGTGCCGTAGAGCGCCAGCGTCACGGTATCGGCTCCGAAGGCATCCTTCGTTTTCACGGGCCGCATGATGCGTACGCGATGGCGCGCGAGGCCGGGGTTGAACGTCTCCGATTCGTCGTAGCGCTTCACGGGCGGGGCGCTCCCCTCAGTAGCCGGGTCACGGTGTATGGCACTTCCTGCGGCTGGCCAGCTATCTGCGCTACCGGCAACTTCTGATTGAACCAGTGCGAGATGAGCAGGAGCATGCCTTGGCGGAGCTTATTCGGGATGTCGTTCTCATCGACGTACCCGGCGGAAAAGTACACTTCGATGGGACTGGTAGGCCATAGGCCGGCGGTCGGCCACGTCACGTCAGGGGGCAACGTCAGGATTGGCGGATTCTTCGCGGAGTCGATGATGTAGTCCGTTGCCAGCACCATGCTGGTGTAATCGCCGTCCTCGTCGCGGTAGCGGAACAAATCGACGGAGTTCAGCGGCGCACGTAGCCGGAACTCACAAGGCCAGTAATCCGACACGAGGAGGTACTGCTTGAGCTTGATATCCGCGCCCCACTCTTCCTCCGCCAACTCGCGCGCCGCCGCGATCAGCAGGTTTAGCTCCGCGTCCTTCGAGGTATCGGCTGGCGAGAGTTCGGGGATGCCCAGGAATTCCTTCACGGTCGGCAGCGTGAGTGGCTCGTCGGCAACTCCGACGAACGTCGGGCTGTAGGTTACCTCGGAGAGCGTCGGATATGTGTTCATGTCAATAGGCCATGCATGGCCCGTACTGCAAAACATCTCCCGCAACGGTCACGCCGACGAAAGTGGCTACTGTCGTCGAGCTTGCCGTTTGTCTAACCAAATTCGCCGTCGTTCGGTTGTACACCGAACACACCCAGCCCGTGGGAGCCGTCACAGGGAAAGTCAGCGTCACGGTGCAAGTCGCCGACGGAGTTCCAGTGATCGTCCCCGCCAGCATCTTCGCCCCGGTTCCAATCGTCGCTCCAGTGCAGGAGCCAGCCCCAACCGTGGGAGCGGCACCACTAGTCAATAGCGCACTACCGGCATCGACTGTCCCCTCAAATTTGTTCAGCGCGGTCGCCCCCGCAGAGAAAAGATTGTAATTTAGCGTTCCCCCGATCCCCGCATGATTCTCGATGTAGAGACCGTAATTGTTAGTAACAGTTGCCGTCGATAGGTCAGGGGTGAAAATTTTCAGCCCGAAGCCGTTTGTTATGGTGCCGCTGATGTATCTGCGGCGAGCCGCCAAGGATATTAGGTTAGTAGTTGTGCCGCCATCAGAGTCACCCTCTGCATCAATTCCTATAATTGCCGAGGCTGTACCGGAGCCGGTTTTGATACCAAAAGACTTCACGCCAATCACGTTTTCCGTGATATTTCCGTTTCCTGTTTTGGTGGCACCTACGTCAATAGCGTGGAGTGTTTGGGCATCGTTTGTTGCCGAATCGTGCCTCCCGAGTACGCGAAGTGGGTTCGTGAAGACAGCATCCTCCTCCGCGGTAGAGGTTTTACTGATTGTCAGCCAAGTACCTTCTGAGTCAAGCGGAGATGGTACCCACGTCACACCGGCCATCTCGGCCAACGTGCCTGCGGCGCTGACGTAGGGGACGGCTCCGACGTTGGTTAGTCCGTCCCCGCCGCCAACCGAGCCGCCGTCCACGCTCGGAGCACTCCCGCGCTTTGCCATCGTGCGCCGCGCGAAATGCACGTACACCACGCCGCGAGCGCTGTTAACGCTGTTCCCTGTGAGGTTCATGGTCACCGCGCCATAGACGGGGATCGGATCGCTCGAACATTTCTCCGTCGTGCTTGTGTCACGGTCGGCGCACTGGGCTTGCAGCAGATCAACGCTCTGCGGATTCGTGAAAGTGAGATCGTAATTATCCGTGGGCGCCGGTGAGCCGGGATCGGTAACCACGTTCACGATGCTGTAGCCTTCGATGCTGCACTCCTGCGGAGTCGTTGGCGTGGCCGGTACATCGGAGATGCAAGAGCCACCGCTCGATGTGAGCACCGTCGCTGGCACGGAGCCGTCGGATGCGTCCGCAAGCCATGTGAGCGTGACGAGAATAACGTCTCCGTTCTGGCGAGCCGCGAAGGTTTGCGTAACCGTACCGGCTGCCATCAGCGGCAGTGCGGCCATAAGAAGAACGCAAAGTCTTTTTAGCATGTAACCTCTTGAATCACTCCAAACAAATTCAGTCCCTCGAACGCTTCCGGGCCGTACCGCTCAAACATTCGACGGCACTCCGCCTCTTGCCACGGCTCCGCGTTCAGATCAATCGCGGGCAGATCGGCGTATGGCGCCCACCACTCCGCCGGGCAAGGCTCAGTTTCCTTCCCGCTTTCGTCGAGCGCCATACTGTAGAGCTTGTCGATTTCCTCCACCGGCTTGCGCGGCCATCTCACGCGCTCCGTCATCTTGTACCAAGCGTGCTTTGCGGTCAGTCTCCGCCACGAGGCGAACTGGAGGTGCATGATGCCGCCCTCGGTGATCTTCCGCCAGTAGCGGGAGCCGTGAGGGTGTCTGTGGTGATGATCGTAGCCGTCGCTCTGCCAACTCAGATCGGGTGAATCCGTGAACGCTACCATCGTGCCCGCCTGAGCGCCCCAGATGCCCTTGTCGGAGCGATAGCAATCGAGCGAACGATGCAGGTTGAACATCTTGATACCAGCGTGCCGAGAGAACGGCGTCGCTTGGATTCGCTCCCGGATCGTAGGCAGCAGATCGCCCGTCAGAATCTCATCGGCGTCTAGGGTAGAGATATGCGTTGCCCGCCGGTCCCTCGCGGCCTCCAGTAGCCTCTGACGATGCGCCCGTTCGCGCCACGTTGCCTCTGGTTCCACGAGGATACGGATGCGGCCTGGATACTCCGCCGCCGCTTCGTGGCAAATCTCCAGCGTCGCATCGGTCGAGGCATGCACCAGCACGATGGCTTCGTCCACCCAGTGCATAAGCGCCCGCAGAGACGCACCGATCACCCACGCCTCGTTGCGTGCTGGCAGAATGTTGATGAGTTTCACCGGGTTAGGACGATGTTGGTTCCGTTGATGGTGGCGACTTTGTAGCCGCGCTGCTCTCCGAGATTCGCCGCACGCTGGATAAACCCGTCGTGCTCGCAGCAGATGCACGGTGGCTCCATCGCACTTGCTACGAGGCAACTCAGGATGCTCATAGAAAGGCCCTCAGCGTCGATGTTTACGAACTGAAACGCTCCGAATTGATTGAGGACGTCCTCGATGGTGATGAATGGGACCCAAATGGAGCCAACAAACTCGGCCTCCTGTTTCCATCGCTCACGAGTGTCGCGCCCACTGTAGGCGGAGTCGGTCACATCAAGCTTGTAGATGCCCCGCTCTGGCCCCACAGCGGCTTGTACGAGCGTGATGCGTTCATCCTGGCCGTATTCCCTCAACAGCGACCGCATCGGCCCAGGCGAAGGCTCGAACATCACGCCGGACCAGCCGCGCTCGTATAGCGCCCGCGTGTTGCTGAGTTCCTTCGGACGGTACGCGCCGATATCAAGGAACCGGCCCATTGCCGGCGTATGGACGAGGATCTTCGCTTGCTCGCCATTCTGCGAGTAATCTTCCATCGTGCCAATTGCCGCTCTATCCATGATCGCTTTCCGAGCGGAGCGCAGCCATGTCATCAACGCCGATGCCACATGAGCGGAGAGATCGTCCCCGGCCCCGGCGTAATCGCCTCGTGGCCGAAATACTCGATGAACGCCTGCCGCGCTCCCTTAAAACTGTAGTCGTCCAGGACGCAGATGCCGCGCTCCACCAGGGACGGGTACAGGTGCCGGAATACTGCCGATACCCCCGTATACAGATCGCAGTCGATA